GCCACCCTCGACCTGATCGCCGCCCTCGACCTGCCCAGCGCGGCAGACCTGTGGCCCGCCGTGCCGGCCACCCCGGGCAAGGCGTGCGACTGGTGCCCGTTCCGCCGCGTCGGCGGGCCCGCCGACGGCACCGGCTGCCCGGGTGACACCACCAGCAAGATCGACAAGCAGACCGCCGGGCTCATCCTATGACCACCAACCGGCGCCAGGCACGCGAGCCGCCGCCCCGACCAACGCACCGGCCGGCCAGCCGTGGCCGGGCGCCGCGGTGGCGGTGCGGCGAACCCGACTGCCCCGCCCACCGCTGGCAACCGGTCATCGCGCACGGCGAATACGACCCCGTCGACGTGGCCCTCGGCGACTTGGAAGCCCACTGGGCCACCCACCACACCCCGCACCCGCAACCGCAACCGGAGAGGACCCCGTAAGTGGACGCCAACGACCTACTCATGTCCGGCGGCATCAAGTCCGTCGGCTGGAAAGACAACCCCGTCGGCTACACCGTCGTCGGCACCATCACCGACCCGCCCAAGGTCGAACAGATGAAGAAGTTCCAGTCCGACGAACTGGACTTCTGGCCGAGCGGCGACCCAAAGATGCAGATCGTCGTCACCATCGCCACCGACCTGCGCGACCCGGCCGACGCCCACGACGACGGCAAGCGGCGCCTACACATCCCCCCGCGGATGATGGGGCCCGTCCGGGAGGCCGTCCGCCAGACCGGCGCGCCCGGCCTGGAAGTCGGCGGCCGGATCGCGGTACGCCGCACCGGCGGCACCGGTGCGACCGGCGACCCGTTCCAGTTCGCCGCCGAGTACGCCCGTCCAGCCGTCGACCCCGGCAGCCTCCTGGGCGCCAACAGCCCGACCAACGGCACGGCCGCGCAGTCCACGGCGCCGGCCGCCACACCGGCGGCACCGGCGGCGGCGCCGTCGGCGGTCACCCAGTCCCTCGGCCTCACCACACCGGCCACCCCGCCACCGCCGCCACCGGGTATCGACCCGGCCCGGTGGGCGGCGCTGCCCGACGCCCAGAAGCAGGCCGTATTGGCCGCGATGGCCCCCGCCGGCCAGCAACCCGGCTTCTGACCCGCCCGCGTACCCGCCCGGCCGGCCAGGCCCCGCCCCTCTTCCCCGAGGGCGGGGCCTGGCCCAACCCCACAAGGACATAGATGGCCGACGACGTCACCAACCACACCGCCGCGCCCCGCTTCGACCCGGCCACGGTGCGACGCTGGCTGGCCATCATCCACGGCGACACCCCCGGCCACCTTCACCTGTGCTCCACCGGCGACTGGACCGGCGCCACCTTCCCCACCACCCAGCTCGACCCGGCGGCCGCGTACGCCGCCCAGCTCGACGCGCAGGGCCGGGAAGGCATCTACCTGCGCATCACCAGCCTGACCGAACCCCTCCAGCCCGGCCGCCGCGGCGGCGCCGCCGACTCCGCCGCCCTCCCGGCCTTGTGGGCCGACCTCGACCTGGCCGGCCCCGGCCACGCCGAAACCGACCTGCCACCCGACGAGCCGGCCGGCGCCGCCGTCCTCGCCGCCACCGGCCTGCCCCCACCCACCATCACCGTCCACTCCGGCGGCGGCCTCTACCCCATCTGGCTCCTCGACCAGCCGTGGCGGCTCGACGACCAGGCCGCGCTGGACGCCGCCAAGACCCTCGCGAAGGACTGGCAACGCGTCATCGAGCACGCCGCCGCGTCGCTGGGTTGGCGGTACGGCCGCGGCGTCGGCGACCTCGCCCGCGTCCTGCGCGTCCCGGGCACGATCAACCGCAAGGCCGGCCTGCACCGGCCCTGCCGCATCACCGCCGCCACCGCCCACCGGTACACCGTCGAGCACCTCACCGACGCGCTCGCCGCCGCCGTCGGACGCATCACCCCGGCCGCGGCGGCGACCCGGCCGGCGCCGGCCGGCAGCGGCGCGCCCACCCCACTCCCGCCGCTCGGCAGCCGTGCCGGCAGCCCCGGCGCGGTGTCCCCGCTGGACGACTTCAACGCCCGCGCCGACTGGACGGACATCCTCACCCCGGCCGGCTGGCGCGAGCACTACCGCTCCGACAACGAGGTCACCTACTGGACCCGCCCCGGCAAACCCACCGGCACCAGCGCCTCCACCAACGCCCTCGGAACCGGCCGCCTCCACGTCTTCACCACCAGCGCGCCGCCGCTGGAAGGCGGCGAGTCCTACAGCAAAGCCGGCGCCCTGGCCGCCCTGGAGTACGGCGGCGACCACCGCGCCACCGCCAAGGCCCTCGCCCGCGCCGGCTACGGCACCCCGCCACCCGACCCGGCCGCCGAACAGCGCACGCTGCTGGCCGACCTGCTCGGCGCCGTCATCGCCGCACCCGACGCCGACACCGCCGCCGCCATCACCCAGCCCGGCAACCCGGTCCGGCCCCGCCTCGACGTCACCAACGAAGGTGAGATGGCCGATTGGCTCCGCGACCAGCTCGGCAGCGGCCCCCTCGCCGGCATGTTCGTCCGCGGCCCCGCCATCGTCTACACCCCGCAGATCGGCGAGCAGGGCTACCAGCCGCTCACCGACCACACCGCCGACGACGACGGCCCCGCGCAGATCCGCCCGGTCACCGCCAGCACCCTGGCCTCCCGCGTCCAGTACCGCTACGACTGCTACCGCGTCGTCAAACGCGGCGACCAATGGGTACAGACTCCCGCCCTCTTCCCTGCCCGTGCGGCCCGCGTGCCGGTCGACGTCCCCGACGAACTGCCGCACCTGCGGCGGCTGCGCGGCGTCATCCACACCCCGGTCCTGCGCCCCGACGGCACCCTGCTCACCGCCCCCGGCTACGACCCGGCCACCGGGCTGCTGCACCTGCCCCAGCCCGGCCTGACCGTGCCGCCGGTCCCGGACCGGCCCACCCACCTCGACGTCAAGACCGCCGTCGCGCTGCTGGAGGAGATGGTCGCCGGGTTCCCGTTCGTCACCGCCCACCACCGCGCCAACTACCTCGGGCTGCTGTTCACCCCGCTGCTGCGCACCCTCGCCCCGCCGCCGTACAAGCTCGGCGCGATCGAGGCCCACCAGCCCGGCTCCGGGAAGAGCCTGCTCGCCACCATCCTGCGCACCATCCACGGCGGCGTCGTGCGCTCCGAACTCCCCGCCGACGAGGCCGAGCTGTCCAAGCAGCTCGCCGCCATCCTCATGGTCACCACCGGGCCAGTGGTCACCTGGGACAACGTGTCCGGCCTCGTCCGCTCCAGCGTGCTCGCCGGGCTGCTCACCGAACGCACCCTGTCCGACCGGCCCCTCGGGGTAACCGACTTCCGCTCCTTCGCCAACGACCGGCTGTGGACCGTCACCGGCAACAACATGGCCCTCGGCGGCGACCTGTCCCGCCGCACCATCGGCGTCCTCATCGACCCCGGCGTCCCCCAGCCGGAAAAGCGTGAGGACTTCGCCATTCCCAACCTCGCCGAATGGGTGGAGAATCGGCGCGGAGAACTACTCGCCGCCCTGCTGACCGTCATCCGCGCCTGGGTGCTGGAAGGGCAACCGGTAGCCCGGGCGGGAAGCGACGGATACGCCCGATGGGTCGGCTCCGTACGCGCCATCCTCACCCTCGCCGGCATTCCTGGAACATTCGACCACACCGTTACTACCCGACAGGGAGTAGGTGTGGACGACGAAGACTGGCGCGATTTCCTGGCCGCTATCCAGCGGGTTATGGGGGACCGATCATGGACGGTTAAGGAATTGCTCGGCTACATCGGGGCCGGTGACAATCTGATCAATCCGGCGCCGATCGCGCTGGATGAGCTGCCCGACGAGTTGGCGTCGAAGGCGATGCGTTCCCCACACGGTGTGGCCTCGATCGCGAAGAGCCTCGGGCGGTGGTTGGCGAACCGGTCGGGGCGGTGGGCGGGGAGCCTGTGCGTGCGCCCCGCCGGCACAGATCGGACAAATGCGAAAGCTTGGAAGATCCACGCACATGGGGAGGTAAACCCGTGACGTCGCAGGGTTTGCAGGGTTTGCAGGGTTTGTTTCAGTCGATCTCGCGTGTACGCACGCGACGCGCCTACGCGTGCGGGGGCGCGCGGGGGGATCGACCCAGAAAAACCCTGCAAACCCTGCAAACCCTGCGGGACCGACGGCGACCCCGATGAGCCATCTCATCTCCACCCCCGCCACCGCCCAGACCTGCCCCCGCTGCGGCGCGCCCATCCTCACCGCCCTCGACGAAGGCATACCCGCACGCGTCGACCAGGACCCCGTCGACAACGCCGGCGAAATCTCCGCCATCCTCGACGGCCGCTGGACATTCGTCCTCACCCAATTCCGCCACCTCGTCCACCGCGACGCCCACCGCATCACCGCCGGCAAACCACGCGGCACCATCCACGCCGAACACCACTGCACCCGAAACATACAAACCACCATCGACGACATGATCGGACAACCACAATGAGCGCCAGCAAAAGAAAAGGAACCGCCTGGGAAACCGCCATCACCAAATACCTCCGCGACAACGGCGCACCCCACGCCGAACGCCGCACCCTCAACGGCACCAAAGACCGAGGCGACATCACCGGAATACCCGGCGTCGTCATCGAAGCCAAAAACACCAACCGCATCGACCTCGCCGACTGGATCAGCGAAACCGAGACAGAACGCCGCAACGACAACGCCGAAATCGGCGCCTGCTGGATCAAACGCCGCGGCCACACCAACCCCGGCGCCGGCTACGTCCTCATGACCGGCGACCGGTTCCTGCGGCTGCTCTACGAAGCCGGCTACGTCACCACCCCGCCGGTCACCGACACCACCACACCCGGCCAGGAGACCACCGATGCCTAACCCCACCCTCGTCAACGACCTCCTCGACCGCCTCACACAGGCCGAACACGAACGCGACGCACTCGACAACCGGATGCGCCAGCTCCTCATCACTCCGGCCGGCGACCGACCCGACACCGACACCATCACCGTCGCCGAACTACGCGACGCCATCAACGACGACAGCCCCCGCAGCGCCGGCCTCGGTTCCCCGTCGCGCGCGCAGGACCTGCGCTCGGCTGAGGTCACCATCCGCCTCGACCTCGCCGACGGCCGGGCCATGCTGGCGCTGATGCGCGAGGCCCACGCCGGCGTCGACCACCTCCCTGACGAGCAGGTCGACTGCTGCTGGACCAGTCCCCACCGGCGGGCGCTGCGGGCGGCGTACCGGCTCGGGTACGCCGCCGGGCTCGGCTACGAGATCACGGTCAACGAGGACGGCGACCGGGTCGTGGTCGGCGACCGGCGGGAGCAGCCGGCGCCGCCGGCCGACGTCGCCGGCCCAACCGCCGAGCAGGTCGACGAGGCCCTCACCGCCACGGCCACCCTGCTCGCCCGCGCCGACAGCGACACCGAGCGCGCGGAGGCCGTCGAGGTGCTCCTGGAGTGGTGGTACGACTCCTGGCTGGACACCGCGGTCACGTCGCCGCACGAGGGGCTGGCCCGCGAACTGGTCCGCCTCCTGCACCCGCCGGCCGCGCCGCCCGGCGATGAGGCCGCCCAGCGCGAACAGGCGGTCATCGCCGCCGCCCGCACCTGGCGCGACGCCGCCCGCATCTGGGGCCCCACCGACCACTGGGCCGACCCGGAAGACCTGGCGCTCATCGCCGCGGTCGACCAGCTCGCCACCGCGCGCCGCACCGCCCAGCCGGCGCCCGGCCCGCAGGACATCCCCGCCGACCAGGTCGACGCCCTCCTGGCCGAAGACCACCACGACCAGCTCCGGGCGGAGCACATCGCCCGCGCCGCCTACCGCGTCGGGTACGCCGCCGCCCTCGGCTACCGGATCACCGTCGAAGACGACCACGTCCACATCGGCGACCACCGGGCACTGCCCGTCGCGCCGAAAGGCTGCGACGACTGCTCCGTCGAACCCGGCGAAACCCACCGCTACCCCGCCTGCCCCGGCGCCATCCGCCTGCCGGCCGTCGGCGGCCCGGTCACCGCCCGCGCGCTGCTGCCCGACGAGGGAGCGCCCGCCGACTACCTGCCCCGCCGGGAGGCACGATGAACGCCACCGCCAACCGCGACCAGCTCGGCGCGCTCACCGCCGACGTCCGGCAGCTCGTCGACCCGATCTACGCCGCCGTCCGCGGCCGCGTCGTCTGCCACGCCCCGCTCCTCGACCAGCTCCGCGCCGCCTGCACACCCGGCCGCACCGGCGAACCCGTACGCCGCCCAGCGCCGGCCAGCCGCCCACCCGCCCGCCTGGACGTGGTCGACGTCCTCGCCGAGGTGTACGTCGGCATCGCCGCCTGGCACGCCCACCTCAACCTGCCCAGCCCGCCCCGCGACCTCGACTGGCAGAAAACCGTCCTCCGCCGCCTCGCCGACCACGCCGACCAACTCGCCCCGCAGGTGGCCGACTGGCTCGCCGTCGAAGTCCACCAATGGTGGGCCGACGCCGCCACCGCCGCCGGCTGGCGCCCCGCCGACCTCATCCGGCTACGGTGACCCGCATGGACAACCCGCCGGTTTGGGCCGGCATCGTGATGCGGCTGGCCGACGGCCGGACGTACGCGGTCGAGATCGCCGAGGACGTCACCGGGTCCATCGACCTGGAAGCGGAGACCTTCGAGACATCGCTCGACGGGTTCCGGGGAGTACACCCGACCGGCCGGCGGCGCGTCCGCGTGCAGGTCGAAGGCTGGGCAGGCCACGTCGTGCAGTCCCAGCCAGGCGAGCCCGCCCCACACGTGCCGAGCCCGCCGGCCGAGATCGGGGCAGCGGCGCGGGAGATCGAGCCGTGACCGACCTGCTTGACGCCCGCGCCGTGCTGCGCATCGGGTGCGAGCACCCCGCCCCAGTCAACATCACCACCTTGGCGTCGCCGGTCCTCCAGTACCTGTGCAGCAACGCCAGGTGCGCCGCCCGTTGGGAACACAAGCGTGACACGTCAGGCTGAACCTGTCCGATATGCCGGACCAGGGCAAAGATCTGCTACGCTCGCGCTCAGCGCGGCACCCTGCCCAGCCTGAACCGCGCGACCACCCACAGCCCCGGTCGAGCCCAGGCTCCCGGGACTGACGCGTACCCCGACCAACGACCCCCGGCCAGGGTGACGCGAGGGAAGGCGGGCCGGGCAGCACCGGGCGGAGCTACCCGGCCCGCCACCACAACACCAGGAGGCCGGCCATGCCCTCCACCAACAAGGCATCAGCCACCGCCCGCGGCTACGGCTACACCCACCAGAAGCTGCGCGCCCAATGGGAACCCAAGGTCGCCACCGGCAACCTCACCTGCCCCCGCTGCACCAAGCCCATCCTGCCCGGCCAGCCCTGGCAGCTCGGCCACACCGACGACCGCACCGGCTACAACGGGCCTGAGCACGCACGGTGCAACCTGTCCGCGGGTGGCAGAGCCGGCGCCGCCGTGACCAACGGCCAGCGCGCGGCCCTGCGCCACTCCCGCGCCTGGTAACACAGAGTGAACACCGCGAGGTGCGATCACGTAAAGTGACGTCCGAAAAAATCTGGATCATGGAAAGCCGGACCCCCGGGGCAGTCCCCGTTTTCTCTCCCGGCTGGTCGTAGCTCACGGTTACTGCCGACGCGCCGGGTGGGGTGACGGAACGTGATGTGACGGAGTGTGGCGCCGGGAGGTTCGGGATGGACCACTCGTGCGAGGGGTGCGGGAAGCGTTTCCAGGCGCGGCGGGGGGCGAAGACCTGCTCGGCGACGTGCCGCAAGCGCGTCTCGGACCGGCTCAAGGCGGTCGGCGGGACCACGGCGCCCCCCGGCAACGTAGGTCCCGCGCCGACACCGCAGGCGCAGCCGGAGCTCGTCGCGGCGGTCGCGGCGGAGCTGGAGGCGGCTGGCCGGTTGGACACCGCGCTGGGCCGGCAGGCGCTGCGCCTGGCGCAGCGGATGCACAGCGAGTTCGACACCGGGTCGGCGATCGCGGCGCTGTCGAAGGAGCTGCGGGCGACGATGGCCGAGGCGTTGAAGGACGCGACGCCGGTGGCGGATCCGCTGGACGAGTTGGCGGCGCGCCGCAGCAGGAAGGCCGCCGGTGCCTGACGTGGTCGACAAGCCGGTGGAGCCGGCGTACCTGTCGGTTCCGCCGCGGCTGGGGTCGTACGGCGATGAGGCGGTGGACCTGGCCCGGCTGGCCGGCCGGGAGTTGGACGCCGAGCAGGAGATCGCGGTGGACGCGATGCTGTCGTACGGCCCGGGTGGCCGGTGGGCGGCGTTCGAGTCGGCGGTGATCGAGGCGCGGCAGAACGGCAAGACGGGCGGGGTGATCCTGCCGGTGGTGTTGTTCGACCTGTTCCTGTTGCCGGCGGACCGGATTGTGTGGACGGCGCATATCTTCCGCACGGCGCGGGACGCGTTCAACGACATCGTGGGCCTGGTCGACGGGTGCGCGGAGCTGTCGCGGCGGGTGCGGAAGATCTCGTCCGCGCATGGCGAGGAGTTCGTGGAGCTGCACTCCGGGGCGAAGCTGGAGTTCCTGGCCCGGTCGAAGGGCGGCGGCCGCGGTCTGGGCGGCAAGCGGCTGGTGATGGATGAGGCGCTGTACCTGTCCGGCGAGTCGATGGGTGCGTTGATCCCGACGCTGGCGGCGCGGTCGGTGACGGGCGATCCGCAGATCAACTACGGGTCTTCGGCCGGGGTGTTGTCCTCGGATCACCTGCGGGCCTTGCGGGATCGCGGCCGTAAGGGTGGCGATCCGTCGCTGGTGTGGGTGGAGTGGGCGGCGCCGGGTGGCTGGGACGATCCGGGCTGCGCCGCCGGGCCGGAATGCCTGCACGCCGTCGGTGTCGAGGGCTGCGCCCTAGATGATGAGGCGTTGTGGCCGCTGGCCAACCCGGCGTTGGGTCGGCGGATCACGTACGACTATGTGCGGGCGGAGCGTCGGGCGTTGCCGCCGGAGGAGTTCGGCCGGGAGCGGCTGGGTTGGTTCACCGACCCGGCGTCGTCGTCCGGGGTGCCGTTGGAGGCGTGGGGCGCCTGCGCCGACCCGCGGTCGGCGCCCGCCGGGCGGCCGGTGTTGATGGTCGACGCGTCGCCCGGGTCGCGGTCCGCGGCGATCGTCGCGGCCATGTGGCGGCCGGACGGGCTGCCGCACCTGGAGGTGGTCGCGCACGGCCCGGGCACGCAATGGATACCCGAACGGGCCGCGCAGCTCCAGCAGCATCGGCCGCTGGACTGGGTGATCGACCCGGGCGGGCCGGCCGGCGCGCTGCTGCCCGACCTGCTCGCGGTGGGGATCGAGCCGCGGCAGATGTCCACCCGCGACCTCGGGCAGGCGTGCGAGGCGTTCTCGGCGGCTGTCACCGCGGCCGGGCTGCGGCACCTCGACGATCCGGTGCTGGCCAAGGCGATCACCGGGGCCGGCCGCCGCGACATCGGCGACGGTCTGTGGGCGTGGTCGCGGCGCAAGTCCGATGTCGACATCTGCCCGCTCGTCGGCGCGACCGGCGCGTTCTGGGGGCTGTCCGTCGTTCCGCCGGAGCAGCCGCCACCGGCCGCGCCGGTGTCCATCCCGTCGGGCGACCGGCTCGTGACCAGCGGACTGAGCACGCAGGGCTTCTGAGAGGGGGCGATCGTCGGTGACGTCCCCCATCTCGGTGCCGACCCGGGAGATCGGCTACGCCGCGTACGGCAACGGCTGGTGGCAGTTCCAGGACGAGACCACCCCGGAGCTGGTGTGGCCGCAGTCGGTGTGGGTGTACGACCAGATGCGCACCCAGGACGCCCAGGTCGCCTCCGTGCTGCGGGCGGTGACGCTGCCGGTGCGGCGCACCCCGTGGCGGATCGACCCGGCCGGCGCCCGCGCCCGGGTGGTGCAGCTGGTCGCCGACGACCTCGGTCTGCCGATCGTGGGGAAGCCGCCGCGTAAGACGCCGCGCACGAGGGACCGGTTCTCGTGGCAGGAGCACCTGCGTGAGGCGCTGCTGATGCTGCCGTTCGGGCACATGTTCTTCGAGCAGGTCTACCGCATCGAGGGTGACCGGGCGCACCTGCGCAAGCTCGGCCCGCGGATGCCCAAGACGATCGACGAGGTGAACGTCGCGCCGGACGGCGGCCTGATCTCGATCAAGCAGTCCGGCAACGGCACCGACGCGACGCCGCGGGAGATCCCGGCGGCCCGGCTGGTGGCGTACGTGCACGAGCGGGAGGGCGGGAACTGGCTGGGCCGCTCGCTGCTGCGCCCGGCGTACAAGCATTGGCTGATCAAGGACCGGCTGTTGCGGGTACAGGCGCAGACGATCGAGCGCAACGGCATGGGCATGCCGTTGTACAAGGGCGCCGAGGGTGAGGACCTGACCAAGGGCGCGCAGATGGCGCAGGCGTGGCGGGCCGGGGAGTCCGCGGGCGGCGCGGTGCCGTACGGCGCCGACATGCGCCTCGTCGGGGTCGAGGGTGATCTGCCGGACGCGGACAAGCCGATCCGCTACCACGACGAGCAGATCGCCCGGGCGGTGCTCGCGCACTTCCTCAACCTCGGCACGCAGACCGGGTCGTGGGCGCTCGGCACGACGTTCGCGGACTTCTTCACCCTGTCGCTGCAGACCCTCGCCGCGCAGGTCGCGGACGTCGCGACGCAGCACATCGTCGAGGACCTCGTCGACGTCAACTTCGGCCCGACCGAGCCGGCACCGCGGGTCGTGTTCGACGAGATCGGATCCAGGCAGGCGGCCACCGCAGCGGCGATCAAGCAGCTGTACGACGCCGGCGCGCTGATCCCGGACGAGTCGCTGCGGGAGTTCATCCGCCAGCAGTACGGCATGCCCGGCGAGGAGCCGGCCACCGCCGTGCCGAACCCAGACACACAGCCGCCGCCGGCCGCGCCCGTGCAGCCGGCGCTGCCCGGCTTGCCGGAGGGAGAGCAGTGAGCGAGTTCGACCAGATGATCGAGCAGACGATCGGGCAGCTCCGCTCCCTCGTCGAGCAGCCGTCCGGCCGCGACTGGTACCGGGTCGAGGCGAAGGCGGGCACCCGCACGGCGCAGGTGTGGCTGTACGACGACATCGGCTGGCTCGGCACGACCGCCAAGTCGTTCGCCGACGAAGTCCGCGCGCTGGACGTCGACGACATCACCGTGCACGTCAACAGCCCCGGCGGCGGCGCCTGGGACGGCATCGCCATCCACAACACCCTGCGCGACCACCGCGCCCGGGTCACCGTCGTCGTGGACGGCATGGCCGCCTCGGCCGCGTCGGTGGTGGCGATGGCCGGCGACACCGTGCGGATGAACCGCGGCGCCCAGATGATGATCCACGGTGCGCGGGGGGTCGCGGCCGGGCCGGCGGCGGTGATGGCCGAGGCCGCCGCGATGCTGGACAAGCTGTCCGACGCGATGGCCGGCATCTACGCCGCGCGTGCCGGCGGCACGGTCGAGGACTGGCGCACCGCGATGGACGCCGAGACGTGGTACTCCGCGGCCGAGGCGGTCGACGCCGGCCTGGCCGACGAGCTGGTCGACGACACCGCCGACGCGCCGCAGGCGCGCTGGGACATGGCCGCGTACGCGTACGCGCACGCCGGCCGCGCCGCCGCGCCGGCGCCGCCGCTCCCGCACCGCCCGCCCCCGATCTCCGCCGCAGAGGCGGCGCGGCGCATCCACGCCGCAACTCGCACACCGAACCGCACACCCATCCGCACGGAGGAAGGAGCCGGCCGCATGGACCCGGCGAAGATCCGAGAGGCGCTCGGTCTCGCAGCCGACGCCTCCGACAGCCAGGTGACCGCGGCGCTCGCGGCCGCTGGCCTGACCAACCAGCCCGACCCGCCGACCCCCGAACCGCAGCCCGACCCGACTCCGCCGGGACCGGCGCCGGCCGGTGTCATCCAGGTGTCGGCGTCGGTGTGGGACGAGCAGCAGAAGACCATCGCCAGGCTGTCCGCGTACGTGGACGAGTCCCGCCGCAACGAACGGGACCAGGTCCTCGCCAAGGCGATGCAGGAGGGCAAGTTCACCCCGGCGCAGAAGCAGGACTTCGAGCGCATGTGGGACGCCGACCCCGACGCGGCGCGGAAGGTCATCGCCGGGCTGACGCCGAACACGGCGGTCGCGGTCGCCGCCTTCGGCTTCGACGGCGACGCCGCGGACAGGGTGTTCGAACGGGAGTTCGGCGGGCTGTTCCCCGCCGGCTTCTTCGGCGGGAAGGGAGCCTGACGTGGCCGACTACCAACCGGTCGTGACCGGCGGCGCGAAGCCGTGGACGGCCACCACCTCCGGCGCCGTCACTGGCGGGCGGGTACTCGCCTCGTCCGGCAACGGCACCGTCGCGCACGCCGGCGCCGCGTCGACCGTGGCGGTCGGTGTGGCCGCGCACGACGCCGGCTCCGGCGCCAAGGTCACCGTGTGGCCGCTGGACGGCTGCGTGCACGAGCTGGAGGCCGCGAACGCGATCACGGCGTCCGGCGGTGTCCAGACCGCGGCGAACGGCCAGGTCGACCCCGTGGCCACCTCGATCGCCGCCGGCTCAGCCGCCGGCACGCTCATCGGCACCGCCCTGACCACGGCGGCGGGCTCGCCGCTCAAGCTGCGCGTCGAGGGACGCCGGTAACCCCGAGAGGAGTAAGCAGTGCCTACCGTGTACCCGGCAGCTGCGCCCACCATCTCGGGCGACACCCTGTCGATCTCGCGTTTCCTGCAGAACCCGACGTACATCCTGCGGATCCTGCGCACGTTCCGCGACCTGCGGTTCGTGTCCGACCAGATCCTCACCCAGCGGTTCCGCTCCTCCGGCGGCGCGGTCACCTACGAGCAGTCCGAGGCGGTCGTCTCGGACCGCACCGTCGAGGCCGTCTCGCCCGGCGCCGAGTACCCGTTCGCGAACCTCCCGACCGGCACCGCCGCGGTCGCGGCCATCGTGAAGTGGGGTCAGAAGACCCGGCTCACCGACGAAGAGATCGCCCGCAGCGTCTACGGCGGGCAGGCCATCTCCCGGTCGATGCAGAAGGTCGTCAACTCGATCATCCGGCAGGTCGACGCGGTGGCGATCTCGGCGGTGCAGTCGGCCGCAGCGGACACCGCGACGGCCGGGTCGTGGGACAACGCGACCGCGGCGAACCGCAAGCCGCTGGAGGACGTGCTGCTCGCGGTGCAGCGCATCGAGGACCGCAACCAGGGCTTCCGCCCGGACACCCTGGTCGTGTCGCCGAAGGGCTACACGTACCTGATGCTCAACGACGGCATCGCCCAGCTGCGGCAGCGGGAGACCACCACGAACCCGGTCTACACCGGGGAGATCGAGACGGTGGCCGGGCTGACCGTCATCAAGACGCCGTCGCTGACCACCACCGCGCTGGTGCTGGACTCGCAGGCCCTGGGCGGCATGGCCGACGAGATGGACGGCGCGCCGGGCTACTCGGTGGCCGACCTGGCCGTGCAGATCAAGGCGATCCGGCAGGACGACCTGGACGCCTGGGACTTGCAGGGCCGCCGCAAGACGGTGCCGATCGTCCGGGAGTCGGGCGCGGCCGAGGAGATCACCGGGGTGGTGAGCTGATGAGCACCGACACCAAGCAGGACGCCCAGCAGGACGCCAAGCGGCAGGCCGGCGGGTACGTGGTGACGGCCCCGTACGCGACGCTGCGGATCCGTGACAACCTCGGCAACGAGGTGCTGACCGGCTTCTACGCCGGCGGGGTGCTGCCCGGGGACGTCAACCGTGACGACCTGGAGCGGCACCTGCGCAAGGGCATGGTCGCCGAACAGGGCACCGACGAGGCGAAGCGGGCCACCCCGTTCGGCCAGCCGGTGCAGTTCGACGAGCGGGGTATGCCCAAGGACGAGGCCACGCTGGCCGCCGAGCGGGACGCCGAGAGCAGGCGGGCCGGATCGGCCGGCGCGCCGGGCGGCAACGCCTCCCGCGACGCCTGGGCGGCCCACGCGGCCAGCCTCGGCGCGCCGCAGGAGGAGACCCGGCCGGTCGAGGAGGGCGGCCTGTCCCGCGACGAGCTGCGCGCGCGGTACGGCGGCTGACCGATGGCCGATCTGTTCACCCTGGAGCAGCTGGCGTCCTACCTGCAGAGGGATCTGGACGAAGCCACGGCCACCGTAGCCAGAACTGCCGCTCAGGGGATGTTGCAGACGGCCACCGCACTGACCGACTGGCCAACTCCAGTCCCCGGCGACCTTTTCGGCTGGGGACTGGAGTTGGCCGGGCTGCTCTACGACAACCCGCTGAGCACGGCGAGCGAGCAGGTCGACGACTACCGGATCGCGTACGTCGCCGGTCGCCGGGACCAGATCCTGCGGGGGGCGATGAAGGCGTACAACACAGGCGGGCAGCCGCAGTACTCATTCCCGGACGCGGACTGGCACTGGGATGCCGTACCGGTCCAATCGGCGGAGGTGGCGTGACGATGGCCCGTCTGATCTTCGATGCCGAGTACGGCCCGGACGGGTCGATCGGCATACTCCTGTCCGCCGACGCGCCAATGCGGCTGCCCGGAACCACGTGGTCCGGCACGCTCACCTCGGCGGACGGGCAGACGCTGGTGGTGGAGGCGACGTCGCCGGAGCGGCGCGGGGTGTTCGGTGCGCCGGAGGCTGAGGGTTGGGTGACGGAGCTGGTGTCGGCCGACCACACGGCGGGCACGGCCCGGTTCGTGGCCCGGCCGGCGCCGTGACCACGTTCCGCGGTACGGTCCGGCTGGCCGACGGGCGGGAGATCGACTACACCGGCACCGCGCCGCGGCGGCCGGCGGCCACCCGGATGCTGCTCGGGATGACGTCCGGGCCCGGCGCGCCGCACAACGCGATGATGGCCCGCTGGCCGAACATCGCGTACACGGCGGACTTCGGCAACGACGGCGGCGACAGCGACAGCCTGCCGGAGCTGCCGAACCTGTCAGCCGGGAAGTTCGCCAACCCAGGCGTGGTGCCGGCGACGTTCGGGATCTCGTGGAAGGACGACCCGGCGCAGCTCGGCCCGTGGCTGACCGCGGCGCCGGCTACCACGCGGCCGTTCTTCCTGCACTGGCACCACGAGCCGCACGGCGACATGACCCCGGCCGTCTACCGGCAGAACGCCGAGGTGGTCGTCCAGGTCCTGGCCGAGCATCCCCGCCGGCACCTGGTCCTCGGGTTCGGCCCGGTCGTCACCCGCTGGTGGATGGTCAACGAGTCCGGCAGCCTGGCCGACTGGTGGGTGCCGGGCATGTCCCACTACGCCATCGACGTCTACAACGACGCGATGGACCGCTACCGGCCGCCCACCGAGTGGGGTCCGAAGATCCGCGACTTCGCCGCGTCGAGGGGCGCGAGCTGGGGGGTGCGGGAGTGGGGCAAGAAGCGCATCACCTCCGACACCACCGGCGCCGGCCGGGTCGCCGCGATCGAGGCGGACGTGGCCTGGTGTGCGGCGAACGAGTGCCGGTACATGGGCTGGTGGAACTTCGGCGACGCCCAGCCGTCGTCGAAGCTGCTCGGCACCGGAGCGACAGCGGCCACGTACGACGCCGAGCGGGCGCTGTTCGACGAGCTGTTCGCGGCGTACGACCCGCGTAACCAGGGAGGCTGACGTGGCCGAGACCGCCACCAATCGCGGCAAGACCCGCATCGCCGCCGGCGACACCTCGCTGGACTCCTCCGACCTGCGGATGCTGGTCATCCTCGGGACGCAGACCGGCGTCAACGACCCGGACCTCAACACCGTGGCCGACCTCGACGCGGTGACTTCGGTGTCGATTCACTCCGAGCGGCTTGCACTCGCCTCGCTGACGGTGACCGAGGACGACACGAACAACAGGGCCAACGCCGACTGCGCGAACCTGTCCTTCGCGGCCGCGCCCGGCGTGACCGCGCAGGGCGTGGCGATCTACGACGAGGGCGGCGGCACCGACGCGACGCGGCATGTGCTGTTCATCTACACCACCGGGTTCCCGCAGCCGATGGACGGCGGTCTGAACGTCACGGTGAACGACTACGCCCGGCTCTCGTAAGGCGGTGTCGCTGTGACGGTGACCGAGGCCGGGTCACCCCGGGCGGTGAACAGCGGGTCCGCCACGGACACGTCGTTCGCGGTTCCGTGGCCCGAGACGTCGCCGGGGTCCGGCACCCCGATCACGCGCGTCGCCGGTCAGTGGGCCGTGGTGTTCGGGCACCTGTCCGGCAGCAGCCTGACGATGTCGATCGACCAGGGGTTCACCGCGATCACAGGCTGGACGAACCCGTTCACCCAGGGCACGGCCTCGCGGATCTACGCCTGGGCGAAGGAACTCACCGGCGGCGACACCGCGCCGACGATCACGAACTCCGGGTCTGTGACTGGTGGCGCCGAGTGCCACGTGTTCGACGGCGCCTCTGGCGTGCGTGGCTCCCGGCAGGGCGCTGCGGCGGACAACGTCGCTCTGCCGACCCTGACCGGCTGCCAGGCCGGTAGCAAGCTGCTGACCGCGGTGCACGCCCGGGTTGCTTCGGGCACGATCCCGTCGGGGATCACCCCGGACGGGGCGTACGCCGAGGCGATTGACCACGCCACGAACCGGGCCACCAGTAACGCGAATGTGCGGATGGAGACCTGCACGCGGGCCGTGTCGACGGCTGGGGACTATGGCGGCGAGTCGTTCTCCGTCACCAACTCGATCTCGTCGTCGATGGCGGCGGGGATCGTCGAGGTGCAGCCCGACGTCACGGCGTCGGAGGTGAACCTGACCCCGGCCACGATGACGCTGGACGCGGTCGCGGTCACCCCCGTGCCGCAGCCGGTGACGGTCGCGCTCACCCCGGCCACGGTGACCCTGGCGGCGGTGGCCGTGAGCGCCACGCCGGGCCCGGTCACGGTGGCGTTGACGCCGGCCGTGCTCGCGGTCGCCGCCGTCGCGGTCACCCCGGTCCCGCAGCCGGTCACCGTCACGCTCACTACGGCGACGCTCACGCTGACCGCGGTCCCGCTCGGCGCTGGCGCCGGCCCGGCCGAGGTCACCCTGACCCCGGCGGCGCTGACCCTGGCGGCCGTCCAGCTCACGGCGACGCCTGGGCCGGTCACGGTAGCCCTGGCGCCGGCGGCGCTCGCCCTGGCTGCGGTCGCGCTGACCGCCACGCCAGGCGCGGTGACGGTGGTGCTCACGCCGGCCGGGCTGGTCCTGGCCGCCGTACCGCTGTCGGCCGGCCCGCCGAGCGACGGCATCATCCACCGCCCGGACACCGGCACCGTCGCCCGGCCCGGAAGCGGGACCATCGTCCGCCCGGACAGCGGGCTCGTGCTGCGGCCGTGAGGAGGGGTGCCGATGTCCCGGGAGAGTGTGCTGGCGCGGGGCCGCGCCGCGGCGGAGGCGGGCATGGTCGACAGCTGCGTGATCCGCCGGCGCACCGGCACGACGACGGACGACAACTCCGGCGACGTCACGCCGACGTACGACGTGATCTACAGCGGCAAGTGCCGGATGCAGCAGGGCGCCCCCGCCGCGGCGTCGACCGACGACGGCGAGAACGAGGTGCTGCTGGTGCCGCGGGTGCTCCAACTGCCCGTGGCCACGTCGGCCGGCGTGCGGGCCGGGGACCGGGTCGTCGACTACGTCTCGGCGCATGACCCGGACCTGACCGGCCGCGAGTTCGTGGTGCGGCAGGAGATGGCCAAGAGCCACGCCACCGCCCGCCGGCTCGGGGTCGAGGAGGTGACCGGCTGATGGGCGCGGACGTGGGCGAGCTGCGGGCGTGGGAGGCGGACCTCGAGCTGGCCGCCGACCGGGCGCCCGAGGAGGCCGAGCGGGTCGTGGGCCGCGGCTGCCTGAACATCAAGCGCGACTGGCAGCGGCGCTGGTCGGGGCTGGCGCACGCCCCGGCGCTGCCGTACGCCATCTCCTACGACGTCGACCGGCAGGGCGACATCATCCGCGGCGAGACCGGCCCCGACAAGCTGAAGCGGCAGGGTGCGTTGGGCAACCTGGTCGAGTTCGGCAGCGTCAACAATGCGCCGACGCCGGGCGGCGCGCCGGCGCTGGACGCCGAGGTGCCCCGCTTCGTCAAGGCCGTCGGCGACCTGGGCGTGGAGCTGCTCGAATGAGCGAGCAGGCCGTGGCCGCCGCCGTGCTGACCCTGCTGCGCACGTCCGGCTCGCCGCCGCTGACGGTGCATGACGGCGAGGTGCCGACCGACCCGGTGACCGGCCGCAGCGACCCGCCGCCGTACGTGCTGGTCTACACCACGTACGAGCACCCGGAAGGTACGGGCGGCGCCGGGAACACGGTCGACGGGCAGTCGAAGACCGCGCACGCCAGGTTCTACTGCCACTGCGTCGGCGACAACGGGCAGGCCGCCCGCGCGGTCGCCGGCCGGGTCCGGACGGCGCTGCTGGACGTCCGCCCGGTCGTGGCCGGCCGCACGTGCGGGCTCATCAAGGAGGAGCAGGCGTTGCCGCCTGAGCGTGCCGAGCGCACCGGCCGCCTCGTGATGGACGCCGTGCGCGTGTACCGGGTCCGCACCGACCCCGCCTAAGCATCGAACCCGCCACCTGTCGAAGGAGAGCCCGTGGCTGCCGTCAACTCCCAGTCCTTCCTACCGACGGGCACCACGCCGTCGCCGATCACCCCGACCGCGTCCGACACCATCGCCGAGGGGCAGTTCGGCGCCAACGGCTGCGTGATGCGGGTCATCACGACCGGCACCGCCACGAACGTGTCGGTGCTCGACCCGGGCCTGACGGCCAGCAGCAACCCCGGGACGGTCACCCCGGTGGCCGCGCCGGCCACCGGGGTGCGGATGATCCCGATCCCTCGCGCGGCGATCAACCCGGCCTCGGGTGTGGCCACCGTGACCTTCAGCGGCGCGCTGACCGGCGTGACCTACGAGCTGTACCGGTACTGAGGGAGCCGCGACATGTGGGTGGTGATCCGCCACGACGAGCTGGACGCGCAGGCGGTCGTGCATGTCGACGCGCTGCCGGCGCACCGGCTCAAGGGCTGGGTGCGGGTGTCTGAGCCGGTGGCCGACAAGGACTCGCTGCGGCCGGCCGAGTACGCCGATGCCCCGGACCTCGACGCCCAGGACGCGGGAGGCGCGCAGGACGGGCCGGCCCCGCCGGCCGAGCAGGACGACGACAAGCCCGCCGAGAAGCCGGCCAAGACGGCCCGCGCCAGCGTGAAGGAGAAGTGACGTGGCGGTCATCCCCATCGACGGCAAGGTGCGGGTGTGGTGGCTCACGGCCTGCGCCAACATCAACGCGCCCACGGTCGCCGAGCTGAACGCCGGCACCGCGCTGGAAGGCGTGATCACCCCGGACGGGTTGAACATCACCCCGTCCACCGGCAAGGTCGCCGCGGGCAACCTCGGCTCGACCTTCAGCGCGGAGCGCATCGGCCGGCGTGCGTTCGCGATCAGTGTGAAGTTCCACCACGACACGGTGGACACCGTGTGGGCGATGATGCCCTATCGCACCTCGGGCTTCCTGGCGGTGCGCCGCGGCATCGACAAGGCGACCGCGCCGGCGTCCACGCAGAAGGTCGAGATCTACCCGGTGGAGACCGGTGAGCCGGCCGAGGACACCCCGCAGCCGGACGGGTCATGGGACTACACCATCGAGATGGCGCTCACCTCGGACGCCGCGACCCGCGCGGTCGTCGCGTGACCCACGCGACCGACGTGAGCCAGCCGGCCGGGCAGGCGGGCGTCGACATCGAGGAGCTGCTGGCCGACCCGGACAACGGGCCGCCTGAGCGGACCGTCTGGCTGCTGCTCAACCGGACCCTGCGTCGCCGGTGGGACGAGCTGGCCCGGGCTATGGCCGACGCGCCCGTCAAGGCGACCAGCCTCGGCGAGATCGCCCCCGCCAAGGCGGTCGCCCGGGAGATGGACGCCGTGCGCGAGCAGATGCGCGCCGCGGAGAAGCCGTTCCGGCTGGTCGCCTCCGAGCCGCGCACGTGGGCCGCGTTCCAGGACACCAAGCCGGAACGGGCCGCCGGGCAGCCCGAGAAGGAGTGGCAGACCGTCTGGCACGCGTGGGTGTGTCAGATGGTCGCCAATGCGTGCGTAGACCCGGTGATGACTGCCGAGCAGGTGGACCGGCTGTGCGGCCGGCTGTCCAACGCGCAGTGGCTGGAGCTGTCCAACACCGCCTGGGATCTGAACAGCGAGCGCGAGAAGGTCCCTTTCTCCGCCGTCGTCTTCGCGCTGACCCGGGACGACGGCGACTCGTCGAGGCAGCACGAGACGTCGGAGTCCCCCTCTCCCGGCTCCTAGGCCGCGAGCCGCGCTCGACCACCACACACGAATACGACGCTGACGGCACGCTGCTGCGCGCTGTCACTACCCGTGAGCCGGAGTGGCTGGACTCCGACCGCGGCTGGCTCCTGGCCCTGTTGGCTGAGGAGCGGGAGGTGTGCGGCGGCTGCGACCAGCCGCTGGCCGAGTGCCGGGATCGGGCCAACTCCGGCACCTACAGCGTGGTGCAGGAGACCTGCTGGGCGTGCGTGCCGATGCAGGCCGTCATGCACGACGAGGCCGACAGCGGGAAGAGCCGTGGCCGCTACTACGGGGTGCGCCGCAACACGTGACCGGGAGGTGCCGTGGCCGATCGGACCGTCACCACCAACCTGGTCCTGCGGGTGCGGGACTACGTCACCCCTGCCCGGGCGGCGAAGGCGGAGACCAGCAAGGTCACCGAAGCGGTGGTCGGCGCGTCGAAGGCCAGCGACCGGCTCGGCGCCGCGGCGGGCCGGGCCGGCCGCGCGACTGATGCGCTCGGCGGGGAGCTGTCCGAGACGGGCCGGGCCGCGCGGAAGCTCGACGGTGACATCGGCGACCTGGAGCGGGAGATCCTGAAGCTTAAGGTGGCGATGGCCGGGGTGGACGGCGACGCCTTCAAGCAGATGGACCGCCAATTGCGCGGCCTGGAGGGCAGCCTGCGGCGCCGGCTCAACGTGCGTAAGGCGTTCGAAGACGCCGGCGACGACGGCGCGGACGCCCTGGCGCTCAGCTTCAGCCAGCGCATCGGGCCGCTGCTGGCCCGGGCGCCGCTCTCGCCGCCGATACTGGCGGCGATCGCCGCGGGCGCACCGGCCATCGGCGCCGCCGCGTCCGCAGCGATCCTCGGTGGACTGTCGGCCGCCACCGTGGCCGCCGGCGTCAAGGTCGCACTGACTGACCCGCGGGTAGCCAAGGAGGCGGAGTCCACTGGGAAGTTCCTCGGCGACCAACTCCGCATGGCCGTCGAGGACAACTTCACCCCGGCGACCGTCAACGCGATGCGGCAGCTCCGACGGGAGGTCGTCGGCTTGCGCCCGGAGCTGGAGCGGCTCGGCGACGCCGGGGCGGCGTTCGTCGCCCCGCTGACCCGCGGCGCCACCGGGCTGGCCCGGGAAGCCATCCCCGGGGTCACCAGGGCGGTGGAGGAGTCCGGCGCGGTCGTGCGCCAGCTTGAACGGTCGATGAGCATCCTCGGCCGTGCGGGCGGGCAGGCGATGGACACGATCGGCGACGGCGCGGCCGGCGCTGCCCTGGCCGTCGCCGATCTCACCACCGCCGCTGCGGCCGGCATCACCGCCTCGGCCCAGGGCCTCAAACTGCTCTCGACGGCGTACACCTATATCAAGGGCGTCACCGCCATCGACAAGACGAAGTTCGCCGCCGAGTTGGCCGCCGGGCAGGCCGCCGGCGCCGGCTTCCAGGCCGAACTGGAAGCGCTGAAGGTGTCCCTCGGCGACGCTGGTGCCGCCGCAGACGGCGCGGCCGGGGACGTGGCCGACCTCAACGCCGCCCTGCGCTCCTTCGAGACCATCCAACTCACCGCCAACGACGCCGAACGGGGCTTCCAAGAGGCCGTCGACAACGCGCGGGAGGCGTTCGACGGCAAGGTCAAGGCGTTGGACCTGGCCACACCGAAGGGCCGCGCGTACTCCCAGGCGCTGGACGACATCGCCACGAGCGCGGCGGCGTCCGCCCAGTCGATATTCGACTTGACCGGCGACCAGGCCGCCGCGAACGCGAAGATCGAGGAGGGGCGGGCGGCGCTGATCCGGCAGGCGGAGAAGTACGGCCTTACCAGGCAGGCGGCGATCGATTACGCCAACAAGGTGCTGGCGATCCCGAAGCAGTGGACGACCGACGTGAAGGCCGAAACCCGTGCGGCCGCGAGGCATCTGGCGGAGATCAAGGCGGCTATTGCCGCGATCAAGGACAAGACGGTCCGGGTGCGCACGATCTACGTGGAGTCCGGCCGCGTCAGCTCGCAGGGTGAGCGGGTCATCGGGGACGGCACCAGCACGAAGTACAGCCGTGGTGGCGTTGTGCATGGCCCTGGCCCTCGTGGCGTGGACTCGGTGCGGGCCATCCTGGCGCCGGGTGAGGGCGTCCTGACCGTTCGCGGCCTGGAGGCACTCGGTGGATCGTCTGCGCTGGCCGCGCTTAACCGTGGTGCGCCGGCCCCGACGTACAGCCGGCCGATGGTCGCGCCGCCGCCGCGGTGGGTTGGTGCGGCCGGCGGTGGAGGTGGGCAGACGGTCACGCTGCGGCTGATCCAGCAGACCCCGGACGGCAGGGTAATCCGCGAGCAGCTCATCGACTACGCCACCCGGACCAACGTGGCGCCGGTCAACCTGTGGCCCACATCGTGACCACCAACTGGGCGAACGTGCTCTTCGAGGCCGCGGACATCGTCGCGGCCCGCCTGGCGGACGCGTTCGGGCGGACGGTGGTCAACGGGTGGGGGACGGCTGACCAGCTCGGGCTGTCGTACACGAACGCCGGCGCCGGCGGCAGCATCCTCAGCTCCGACTGGCAGGTCGCGGGCGGGGTCGGCACCCAGTCGGTGCCGGTGGCCAACGGGTACCGGCTGTCGTCCCTGACCGGCTACGTCGTCGCGGACGCGGACATCACGGTGGAGTGCACGCTGGGTGTGGCGGTGACCGGCGCGGCGGCGGAGCCGGGCAATCTGCACCTGCGGGTGCAGGACTCCACGCACTACTACCTGTTCCGGGCCGAGGTCTCGCACGTGGGGCAGGCGGTGACGGCGTCCGTCCACGCCACCGGCGGCGTGGGGGAGCTGGCCCGCGTGGTCACGTCGGTACAGCACGCGGCGGGGACACCGCTGTTCGTGCGCGCTTACGCCCGCGGGCGGCTGCTGCGGATGAAGGTGTGGCAGGGCACCGTCGCCGGGGAGCCGGCGGCGTGGACGTTGCAGGTCGCCGACGACACGTACACTTCCGGCTGGATCGGTGTGCGGTCGGGGTTGGCGTTCGGGAACACGAACACCAAACCGGTGATCTTCAGCTACGACAACTTGTACGTGACGCCGGTGTGGACGGACCTGTCGTCGCGGGTGCTGGCGCCGGAGGCTTCCGGCGGGCAGGACGTGCTGGTCACCTCCGGGCGGCAGACCGAGCACCAGGACACCGAGCCGACCCGGCTGACCCTCAGCCTCCAGAACGCCGATGGGGAGTTGACCCCGCGCAACCCGCTGAGCCGGTACCCCGGGTGGGGGCCGGACGTCCTGGTCCGCCTGTCCGACCTGATCACCGGCACGCCCATCCCGCTGTTCCAGGGCTACACCGAGGTGTCCGAGGTCACCATCGACCTGGACGGGGTGGACCAGCCGGCGCAGGTGTCCGCCGTCGACCTGCTCGGCAAGCTCGGCAGCGCGCGGTCGTTCGTCTCCAATCTCGGCGAGCACATCATCGACGCCGGCCGTAACCGGGGCCTGGTGGCATACTGGCCGTGCAACGACGACACGCTGCCGCTGCGCTCGGCGATCTCCGCCGAAGTGCTCGACATGACCTTCAACAACTCGTCGTTGGACCTCGGCTCCGAGCAGGTCGCCCGGGTGGAGTTCGGCGCCGGCACCGCCAGGCCGGTCGACGACATCGCCCCGATCAAAGTGGTCCCGGCCCTGGACACCACCGGCACCGCCACGGCCCGGTCGGTGGCGTTGCGGGCGGTCGGGCCGCAGGGCTACGCGCAGGGCACCACGACGCTGTGGACGGTGCTGCCCGGCCAGGTCCTCACCGCGTGCGCGTGGATCGACATCGACCTGTCCCGCGGCGAGTCCGCGTGGTGGTTCACCACCCAGTTCGTCGAGGGCGTGGGCGGCAACAGCAGGGTCATCTTCGCCGACTACGACGTCGGCGACGGCACGTTCGGCGCAGCCGTGCCGCTGGGTGACCTGACCGGGACGGTGTCCACTGACCCGCTCCCGTCGATCTACGCCCGGCAGCAGTCGGCCAGCTTCCCGATCGCGGTCCGGTTCGGGTTCGACCCGGCCGTGCTGGAGCTGTGGGTCGACCGGTCCCGCTACGTCGGGTCGCTGGCCGGCACCGCCAGCTACAGCCAGGCGCCGATCCTGGACGGCAACCCGAAGTTCGCCGGCACGTTCTTCGACGGCTCGATCGCACACTGCCAGCTGTACGTGGGCGGCGCCGACGACTACACCTTCGACGACTTCCTGGCGCAGAAGTCGTACGGGGGCCTGGACCGGCAGACCGCCGCGCAGCGGATCGAGACGATCGTCCGCTACGCCACCGGCACTACCGCGGACGTGGACGTGCCGCCCACCGCGGCCACCCCAATGCGGCAGGCCCGCCTGGCCGGGTCCAATCCGGTGGAGCAGCTACGCGCGGCGGCCCGCACCGAGCAGGGGATCCTGACCACGAAGCCGACCGGGGAGATCACCCTGGTGCCGCGGGCGCAGCGGTACGGGCAGGCGGCCGCTCTTCAGATCCCGTACGGGTGGCTGTCGCGGGGGCTGCGGTACCGGGAGGACCGGCCGGTCCGCGACGTCGCCGTCAACACCGGCAGCGGCCCGGGCGGCACCGCCCGGCGCACCAACCCGGCCGTCACCGCGGTCAACTCCCTGTCGTACACGCTCGACAGCGCGGTGGACGCCGACCCCGGGAATCTGGCCGCCTGGACGATCGACGCGTACGGCCGCTCCCGGACCCGCTGCCCCACGATCGCGGTCAACCTGCGCTCCCCGCAGTTGGCCGACGTCAACCGGGCGGCGCTGCTCGGCCTGGTCGAGGGGCAGCGGATCACCGTGACCGGCCGGCCGGACCGGGCACCCGGGGACGCCGCCGACCTGATCGTGCTGGGCCGGGAGCACCGCAGCAGCGGCGACGAGCGGCACCTGCTCCTTCGCACGGGGCCGATGCTCGGCCCGGCCGACGGTGTCCCCCCGGTGGGGGCGGTGGTCACCGACACGGTCGCGGCGGCCCGCACATGGAGCTTCGTCGCGGCCGGCGCGCCGGCGAGTGACGGCAACGCGTCCGGGACGGTGAGCCTGTCCCCGGCGCTGCCGGCCGGCTGGCAGCCCGGGGATTTGCTGCTGGTCCTCTCGTCGATCCGCAACTCGGGCACCGGGACGTGCAACACCCCGGCCGGGTGGCTGTCGTTCTTCTCCGGCACCACCAACCGCGACTTCGCCATGCGGGTCGCGCAGGCCGGCGACACCGCCCCGACGGTCACCTTCAACAACGGGGCGGCGAACGCGTCGGTGATTGCGCAGGTGGCGGCGTTCCGGCCGTCGATCCCGCTGCCGGAGCTGACCAGCTATCAGCAGCTCACCGGCACCGGCGGGGTGGCGACGCTGCTCAACGCGTCGGCGCAGAACATCGCCTACCCCGGGCTGACCGTCGAGCAGGACAACGCGCTGATCATCTGGATGGGCTGGAAACAGGACGACTGGACCAGCGTCACCGGGCCCGGCACGGAGATCGGCGAGCCGGCCACGGCCGCCGGCGACGACGCCGGACAGACGTGGAACTACCAGATCCAGACCAGCAAGGCGGACATCACCGCCGGGTCGTGGACGGTGACCGGCGGCGCGTCGGCGATCTCCCGCGGCGGGGTCGCCGCCCTGTACCCGGGCTGGGCCGGCACCAGCGCCGGCCCGAACACGCTGATCGGCTACTGAGAGGCGGGTGCTGTGACGGCGGTCCCCCGCGAACGCACGTGGCTGTTCAACGATTCGCTGAGTTCGACCAACCTCAATGCGTACATCTCCGACCCGCTGACGTTCCTGCTCAACAAGCCGTTCGCGCAGATGCGGCAGAGCGTCGCGCAGAACGTCACGAACGCCACCTTCACCGCGCTGACCTTCACCACCGAGGACGTCGATGACGACCCGACCGGCGGGTCCGGCCACTCCACCTCCAGCAACACGTCCAGGTACACGGCCATCTATCCGGGCTGGTACCTGTGCGCGGGCGGGGTGGTGTGGACCGGCAACTCGACCAGCCGGCGCGCGTCGCGGTGGGCGGTCAACGGCACCGCCATCAACGGCAGCCAGATCCTGCTGCCGGCGTCGATCGCGCAGAACGTGTCCCACCCGGCCCGGACCATCGCGGTCTACCTGGACGTCGGGGACTACGTCGAGTTGCAGGCGTGGCAGGACTCCGGCGGCACCCTGGCCACCATCGTGGCCGCCGCCGAACAGTCCCACCTGACCGTGTCGTGGGAAAGGTTGACCGCCTGATGGACGAGCAGTGGCTGGGGTTGTACGAGCGGCTGTGGACGGCCCGGTGGGCGCACCTCGCCACCGCCGACGGCGTGCACCTGTACGAGCTACGCACCCCGGCCGGGCAGGACATCGGCGCCGAGCTCGACGGGCTGCGCCAGGCGCACGGCATCCCGGCGGACTGGATCGAGCACCCGGACCGGGGCCGGCCGGCCACCCGCCACCCGGACGGCCGGCTCATCCCCGGCCACGGCCACGGCTGGGACGTGTCCACCTCGACCGGCGCGCCCCATCCGTCGCTGCTGCGTACCGCCCGGGTGCATCTCATCGACGACCCGACCTGAGGAGGCCGTCATGCGGCTGCTGTGGCTGCCGTCCGTGCTGCGCGCGGCCGGGCTCACCGTCCACGAGGTGTCCGGCTGGCGTGAGCGCGGCTCGTCGAGCTGGGGGCCGATCGTCGGGCTGACCTGTCACCACACCGCCGGTTCCCGCAGTTCCACCGACGCCGGGGAGATCGGTGTGCTGGTCAACGGCCGGCCCGACCTGCCGCCGCCGATCGCCCAGCTCTACCTGTCGCGCACCGGGCACTGGCACGTCGTCGCCTCCGGCCGCGCGAATCACAACCTGGTCGGGTGGGCGGGCCCGAACGAGGGCTACGGCAACAGCCAACTGATCGGGGTGGAGGCGCAGCACTCCGGCGGCGACGAACCGTGGACCGACATCCAATACCAGTCGTACGTGCGCGGTGTCGCGGCGATCGCCCGCCACGTCGGCTTCTCCGCTAACCGGGTGGCGGGGCACAAGGAGCACCAGCCCGGCGCGAAGACCGACCCCAGCTTCTCGATGACCCGGTTCCGCACGGACGTGGCCACCGCGATGGCGCACCCGTCCGACGACCCCCTGGAGGACGATATGCCGACCGTGCCAGAGATCGTCAACGGACTACTCACCGCCAACGTGGGCGCGTCCGGGCCGAACGTGGGCCGGCACCTGGAGGAGACCCGCGACACCGTCGTCACGATCCCGGCCAAGCTCGACGCGCTGCTCACCGCCGTGCTCCAGGTCGACGAGGAGACCGTCGCCAAGCTCGGCGCCGCCGACCAGCCGCCGGAGCAGGTGGCGGCGATCCTGCGGCAGCTGCCCGGGGTGGCCGGCCGGGAGGCGCAGATCGCCGCGGCCCTGGCCGGCCTGGCCGCGGAGTGATCGGTGCGTGAGCCCCGTCGAGAAGCTGCTGCCCGTCATCCGCGACGTGGTATTCCTGACGGCCGGCACGTTCGTGTTCGTCCGGGAATCCCTCGGGCAGGCGCGGTGGATGCCGATGCTGCTCGGCATCGTGGCGGCGGCCGGCCCGGCGGTCGTGTCGGCGTACTGGTCTGGGGCACGTACCCCGGACAGCCCGCCGTCGGGATCCTCTCCGCAGTCCTCGTCCTCGCCCTCCTCCTCGTCGCCGCCGTCGTGAGCAGGTGATCGTGATGGTGCGGGCAATCTTGCAGCCGGGCCCGGGCCGTTGGCGGCTGGTCGCCCTGGTCCTGGCCTTCGCCGCTCTGATGTTCGCCGGGGTGCTGTACACCCGGCACGTGCAGCGCGAGTCGGACCGGCGCTGGTGCGACCTGCTGGTGACGCTGGACACCGCGTACCGGTCGCAGCCGCCGGCTACCGAGTTGGGCCGGCGGGTGGCCGCGGCGATGGCCCGGCTGCGCGCCGACTTCGGCTGCTAGCCCTGGTGCTGGTGGTCGGGGTCACGGACCTGGGCGTCGCATCGCCGGCAGCGCCAGTGCAGGCAGGCGGTCTGGCACTGCCCGCACCGTGACCAGCGCTGTTCCCAGTCCGTGTGGCCGCCGGGGCACGGCGGCGGCGGTTCGTGCATCCACCCGCCCTTGACCTTGATCAGCCGCGCCATAGCACAAATGTACGACAGACTCCCCGGCCTGCGGTACGGACGGCGCAGGCCGGGGCCGTCCACCCACCGTCCCCAAGGAGAGCAGTATGAAGATCTTCGGCCGTGAGCCGGCCCTCGTCATCGGCGCGATCGGCGCCGTGCTCACGTTCCTCGCCGGCCTGAACCTGCCCGGCCTCGACGCCGGCGCCGCGTCGGCGATCACCGCGCTGATCACCGCCGGGATCATGGCGGCCACCACGCGGCCGGTCGCGCCGGCGCTGTTCACCGGCGTCCTGGCCGCCGGCGTGGCGGTGGCCGCCGAGTACGGCCTGGACGTGCCGGACTCCACGGTCGCGGCGGCGTCCGCGGTGGTGGTGGCGGTGTTCGCGCTGGTGGCCCGCGGCCAGGTGTCGCCGGCGTCGGCCAGCTCGGCGGTCAGGCCGACGCCGGCCGGCTCGCGTACTGTCGCCTGGGACGAGTAGCCTCGGCGCCGACGAGGGACGCCCTGACAACGAGCGCCCCGCCGCCTCCTCCGGGAGGTTGGCGGGGCGCTTTCGTCGTGTCAGTCGACGTCGATCACCGCGCACTTGTCGCCCTTGCCCTCGACGGGCACGGTCCGGCTCTGCCGTACGGTCTGCCCGGGGGCGACGTCCGGTACGGCTATCACGCCGGTGCCCATCCGCCGGCCGATCCAGGTCACCTCGACCCGCACGATGTAGCTGCGCCGGCTGTTGGACGAGTTGGTGACGGTCACCTCTACGTCGCCCTGGCCCGAGCAGTTGCTGATGGTGACGTCGTCGGCCTTGCCTCCTGCGCCGCCGAGGAGGGCGACGGCGGCGAAGACGAGGAGCATGGCGACAAGCAGCCCGGCGACCCCGGCGATGATGAGCTTCCAGTTGGCTTTCGGCTGCGGCAGCCGCCCCGGCTGCGCCGGCTGGCCGGGCGGCGGGTACGCGCCGGGCTGCTGCTGGGCGTACGGCGCGGGTTGCTGGGCGGCCGGTCCGGGCATGTACGGCGGCGTGGGCTGGTGGTGGGGCGCCTCGGACATGCTGACTCCAGGTCTGGGTGATGTGTGCCGGCGCCCAGTGTGGACGGACACGTCAAGTGATCACATGAGCCGTACGGGTGATCGGGGGTCAGTCCTCTACCCATTCGTCGACCGGGTCGCCCTGCGCGGCCAGCCAGGCGGCGACTTCGCTGACGGTGCGGCAGGTGGTGCGTGGTGTCCAGCCGCCGGCGGGGCCGGTGCGGGAGTAGACGCGGATCTCGGTGGGGGCCTGTTCGATGCGCCAGCGCCCGTCGGCGCTGCGGAACACTTTCACAAGGTCAACGTAGCTCGGCGGCCGTACGGGTGACGGACGCTCGGGGTGTCCGGGCCGGCCGGCGGTACGCTCGTGGTGGCGGCCGCCGGAGTAGCGGCCGGCGCGCCGCCGCCCTGACCGCTACCAGGGGGTGTCCGTCATGGACGACGTCGAGATGACCGTTGGCCAGCGCATCAAGCTCGCCCGCACCCGCGCCCGCAAGACCCGCGCGGTGATCGGCGGCCTGGTCGGCAAGAGCGAGGGATGGGTGAAGGCGGTCGAGACCGGCCGGTTGCTGCCGCCGCGGCTGCCGGACCTGGCCCGCATCGCCCGGGCGTTGAAGGTGCCGCTGGCCGAGCTGGCCGGCGACGTGGCCGTTCGGGAGGAACTGATCGCTGGACCTGGCCACACCGCGCTGCCGGCGGTGCGGGAAGCGCTGAACCGGTATCCGCTCACGGTCGCGGCGGAGCCTCAGCCGCTGGCGCACATCGCCGCCCGCCTGGATGGTGCGTGGCGGGCCCGGCACGCCAGCCCCGAGCACCGCACGGTGTTGGGCAGGCTGCTGCCGGACCTGATCCATGACGCCCAGGTCGCCGCGCGGCAGCACGAGGGCGCGGCCCGCCGCCGGGCCCAGGCCGTCCTGGCCGATGTGCTCGGCCTGACGCAGATGTTCGTCGCCTACCAGCCGGACCCGGCGCTGCTGTGGCGGGTGGCGGAGCGGGCAATGATCGCCGCGCAGGACTCCGGGGACTTGCACGCGATCGCCGGCGCGACGTGGTTCCTGATGGAGGCGCACCGCGACAGCGGCGACTGGGACGCGGCGATGGGGATCAACCTGGACGCGCTGCGGCTGCTGGAGCCTCGGCTGGGTGACGCCGACGACGACCTGCGCGCGCTGTTCGGGGCGCTCCAGGCGGGGGCGGCGTTCACCGCGGCCCGGGCCGGCGAGGAGGGTCGGGCGTGGCGGCATTGGGACGTCGCGGACCGGGTGGCGCGTCGGCTGCCGGACGGCTATCACCAGCGGTGGACGTGGTTCTCGCCGCCGGTGGTGGGGTTCTACGCGGTGTCGATCGGGGTGGAGTTGCGCAAGGGCGGGGAGGCGTTGCGGCACGCCCGGCGCACGCCGCCGGAGTCGATCACGTCGCGGCCGCGGCGGGCCCGGCACCTGATCGAGGTCGCTCGGGCGCATCAGCTGCGCCGGGAGCCTGAGGCGGTGCTGGGCGTGCTGGGCGAGGCGTACGCGACGGCGCCGGAGACGATCCGGTGGAACGGGTACGCCCGGCAGATGACGTTCGATCTGCTCCGTACGGGGCCGCAGGAGTTGCGTCGTAGCGCTGCTGATCTGGCGATGCGGATCGGCATCGCCGCGTGATCGCCGTCTGATCATCGTTCCGTGAAGGTGGGGGTACAGATTGTGCCCCCTCCTTGCTGTGACCGCTCGTATGGTGCCCGTCACGGGGCGGCCGGCTGGTCCCCGCGGTTCGATCCGGCCGTCCCCCGTTCGAGGGGAGGCGCGCGATGCGGCATCGGCAGGTCCATTACCCGGTCGGTCACCTGTGGTGGCGGCGGTGTGCGTGCGGCCTGCGCCGGTGCCCGGACGTGGCGGCGGTGCGGGCTGTGCCGGATGACGTGGTCCGGGCGCTGCGGCTGACCGGGTCCGGCGGGCGGCCGTCGTGGGACGGGCCGACGCAGGCGGCGCCGACCGTGCGGCCGGCGCCGGTGCGCGCGCCGTTCATGACGTTGGGGATGCGCTGGCGGGGCAACGGCGGGCGGCGGCGGTCGTGACGAGGTTGCAGCCGTACGACGGGCACCTGCACGGCGTGGACGGGTCGCACCGGTGGTCGGGTGGGCCGGCGGACCCGAAGGCGCGGCTGGGGTGGCTGGCGGTGATGCGGGAGCACGTGTTTCTGCACCGGTGGCCGCCGGTCGAGGATGAGGTGCGGCTGCTGGCGCAGCCCGTACGCGTGCCGAAGCTGCCGCCGCGCGGGTAGGCGGTTTGCGGATTTACGCACGCAGGCACGTGGGCGGGCTGACTGGTTGCTCAGCCGTGCCACTGTGATCTGTTCGGTGGCCTGTTGACCTGGGGGAGGGTGGAGTGCAGTTTCTCAAGGCGGTGATCTACCTGCCGCCCGGTGTCGACCGGGATGTGTGGCTGCCCCGCGCGTTGACGCACTGCGAGCGGCACCGGTACGAGGTGACGGCGGTGATCGATGATCCGGGGATCGGCTGGCACGACGTGTGGACGCTGCTGGCCACCCGGGGTACGGACGTGGTGGTGATCTCGCGGTGGGGGCATCTGGACCCGACGCGGGTGCCGCGGATTGAGGAGGTCGGCAGCGACAAGGACGACGGCGAGCCGGCCCGGCGGCCGCACCCGGCCTGACCTGGCGGGCGAAAGGTCGGACTTTCGGATATGTGAAGCGCCCCGCAGCACATCTGCTGCGGGGCGCGCTAGTGTGCGCTGTAACCGATGAGCCTGCTAGTTCTCGGTGAAGGTGGGGAGCGCGCGGATAGCAGCCGAGCGCTCCTCATCGCTGACCAGGGTGTAGATCGCGGTCGTGGTCGGCGAGGCGTGCCTTAGCAGCTCCTGGGTGCGGCGCAGGTCGCGGGTGCGGCGGTAGATGGTGGTGCCGTACCAGTGCCGCAGCCGGTGCATCGACACCCCGGCCATGCCCAGCGTGCGGGTGAAGTAGAGCAGCGCGTGCAGCGACACGTACCGGCCGGACGCCGGCTCGCCGGTGTGGGTGACGGCGAGCGGGCCGGGTGGCCGGTCGCGGACGTGGCGCCAGACTGCCGGGTGGGTGGGTACGGCGCCGGGCCGGCCGCCCTTGCCCCGTACGACGGTGGTGGTCTCCTCGGTGACGTGCTCGCGGCGCAGGCCGGCGATCTCGCAGCAGCGCAGCCCTTCGTAGCTGGCCAGCAGCGCCCAGGTGAGGTACGGGTCGCGGGCTTGGGTGAGGATGCGGGTGAGCTGGTCGTCGGTGACCGGCTTGGGCAGCCCGCGGTGGACCTTGGGGCGGGGCAGCAGCGCGCTGGGGTCGTAGTCGAGGATGGGCCGGCGCGGGTCGGTGGCCCAGACGAACAGGCCCCGGATGGCGCCGTAGTAGGTGGACTTGGTGGCGGGGGACCAGTCGTCGCGGTACAGCCAGCCCTTCAGCTCCTCGGCGCTGGCTCGGTCGATGCCGAAGGGGAGGTCGTGGTCGATGCGGGTGAGGATTTCGCGGCGGGCGCCGATGGTGCGCGCCGAGCATCCCCGTACGCGTAGCCAGTCGAGGTAGCCGTCGATGAGATCAATCATGCCGGTGACCTTCGTCCTGTATGGACATGATCGACAGAGGGTGACTGGATCGTGTCCAGTTGCCACCGGTGGATCGTGAGGGGGCTTCTCGGTTCGCTCCTGTCGATGGCAGTCGGGCCGGTCGGCGGGTTGTGGGATCGGGGACTGGGCTACTCGGGTGGCCGTTCGGCCCAGTCTTGACCGGCCGGTTCGGCGGTCGGCTGATCGGGCGAGTCCTGGTCGGCCGTGCGGCCCGCGCGGCATACTCGTGAGTAGGCTGCGCGCCGGAGACCCGCTTGACGGTCCGTACGTGCCCGACGGGGCGCGACCGCAGTGGCCGCGAGCGGATCACCTCGACGTCCAGGACTTCGCCGATCGACGCCGGCAGGAAGTACGAGACCGGGCGGCCCAGGCCGGCGGCCATGAGGACGATGTCGTCCAGTGAGATCGCGGTCTCGCCGGACAGGCGGCCGGACACCCACATCGGGGAGACCCCCAGCCTGACCGCTAGTTGGCGTTGCGAGATCCCTTGCCTCCCCAGGTCAGCCCGGATCTCGGCTGCGACGTGCTCGGACAGGGTGCCCGGCTCGGCCGGTCGCCCCGTCACGCTTCGCGGTACGTCGGTAGTCATACGGCGAGTCTGATAACGGTTCGTTATCACTGTCAACCGTTCGGCCAACATCCTTCCAGAAGGCCTTGACACTGTCAGGCTTTCCCTGACACTCTTCCTTCATGCCAGACAGCATCCGTGATCACGTCGCTGGTGTCCTGCGCGCCGAGATAGCGCGGCTGCGCCTGACCCAGCGGGAGGTTGCCGCGCGCTGTGGCCGGAGCCAGCCGTGGGTGACGTACCGGCTGGCCGGTCAGCGCTCATGCAGCGTGGACGACCTGGGGTTGCTGGCGAAGGCCCTCGGCATCCCGATCTCGAAGTTCCTGCCGGCCGATGAGCCTGACTCGGTGGCTGCCGCCACCCACCCGGGCGGCCCGACGCACCCCACCCCCACCGGACCGCCCACCCCGTCCGTGCCCAGCCCCCGCAAGAGCGCCGCCGCATGACCACCACCCCCACGTCGGCCGCCGGTATCGATCCCGTACCGGCGGATGGGCCGGCCACGGACAGTCCCGCCTCCTTGCGGTCCGCCGGCCCAGCCCCCGACCCTGCCGATCACCCTGCGGCAGGGTCGGGGGTCACCCCGCAGACCGCCCCGCGCCCGATGGAGGTCCGGGCCGGGGTGAGGCCGCCGCCCGGCTAGCGCAACCCCCTTCGCGCGAAGCCCCAGCCGCCCGGCTAGCGCAACCCCCTTCGCGCGAAGCCCCAGCCGCCCGCCAGCGGCCAGGGCAGGCGGAAGGGCCGGCCCCCGGCTGGGGCTAGGGGCCGGCCCACCACCCAGCAGACAAGCCAAGCGGCCCCGACTGGCCGACGAACCGACCGGGACCGCTCAGACGACAGGAAGGTAACCCGCGATGGGCCTGGACATCTACCTCTACGCCCGCGAGCAGGCCGAGCAGAGCGACCGGTACAGCGAGGCGACCAAGGCGCTCTACGGGCGCGCGGACTACGACTCGCTGACCGAGCAGCAGAAGGACGAGGCGCGCCGAGCGCTGCCGGAGTACGCCCGTCACGAGGACGTGCCGAGCCAGCGGTACCCGGACTACCTGTTCAACCGCCGCTACCTGCGCTCCAGCTACAACCCGGGCGGCTTCAACCACGCCGTGCCGCAGTTCCTGTGCACGGCCGCCAACAACTACCCGAACGAGCGCGGCTCGCTGTACTGGATCTTCGAACCGCTGGGCCGCGAGTGGGACGGCGACGCGGGCGACCTGACCGCCGACGACCTGCCCGCACTGCGCGAGTGCAAGAAGCGCGCCGAGGAGGTGGCCGGCGAACTGCGCACGTGCGACCCGCTACGGACCCTCACGGCGGGCCCGAACATCTTCGGCAAGGCGCCGACCCTCACGGACGACCAGGCCCTCGCGCTGTACCGCGAGAAGCTCGTCGCCGGCCGCATCTCGCCGGACGGCTGGTGGAGCAACGCCGAGATGGACGTGTTCGGCGATGGGATCACCGTCCTGGCAGCGATCCCGGGCAAGGGCACCTTCGGCGAGCCGGCCGTCCACCTGATCTACCGGGCCACCGGCGACGGCTTCGACTCGTACGTCCAGTCCGCCGAGATTACCGCCGAGTTCTGCGACGAGGCCATCGCGCTGGTCGAGCGCGACGGCGGCGCCCGCCTGTCGTGGAGCGGCTGACCACCAGACCAGACGGGCCTCGCCCGGACGCACCCGGGACGAGGCCCCACCAGGACCAGCAACCCAAGAAGGAGGTCCCGATGTACCCCATCATCCTGCCGTACCCCGAGCAGAACAACCCGGACACCGCCGACCCCGGCGACGTCGCCGCGTACACCGCCGCCCTCGACCTCATCCGCGAGGGCGACCTGTACCGCGAACTGCACGCCGTGGGCCGCGACACCGACACCGACCACCTGGCGCTCAACGACGCCCGCGCCCGCTACGACACCGCCCGCCGCACCGCCGACACGGCCGGCCGGGTGCCCGCCCAGCGCCGGGGAGGTGCCCGATGAGCGCCGCGCTGGCCGTCGCTGTGGCCGTCGTGGCCGCGTTGGCCGGCGCCGCGACCGGCTACCGGGTCGCCGCCGGCCGGGTCATGGCCCGGTCCCAGATCGCCACCCGCGTGCTGGCCAAGCAGCGCGACCAGTTCCGCGACGAGGTCGTACACCTGCGCGCGGATCTGGCCCGGGCCACCGACGCCGCCGACCGCTCCGGCACGACGGGCGGTGCCCGATGACCACCTGGAAGCGCACCGACGAACTGGCCGTCGGCGACACCGTCCAATTCAACCGGACAACCCTCACCGCCGTCACCTATACCCATCTCGTACCCGCCAACGACGCCCGCGTCCTCGTCTTCGACAACGGCGCCTCCGGCCAGTGGGACCTCCACTACCAGTGGGAGGTGCCGACCGAGGAGGAGCTGGCCGCCGCGAAGCAGGCCGCCCGCACGGAGGGCATGGCGCAGGCGCTGGAACACGCCGCCAAGCTGATCCGCGACTACCGCCTGCCCCCGGCGCTGCACACCATCGACGTCGGCGTGGTGGTGGACACGATCGCCGACCTCGAGGAGTGGGCCGGCGCGGTCGGCGCGCAGGTCGGGCGCGGCGGCACCGACGGCACGATCCCCGCCTTTCGGATGGATGGTGTGGCCGAGTTCGGCGGCGTGGCGCTGTACGTCAGCGCGCAGGCGATGGAGCCGTTCCGCACCGCCGCCGAGGGGATCGAGGCGGCGGTGCGCGACGCCCACCCGGCCGAGCCGGCGCCGGCCAGCGGCGAGCGGGCGGTGGCGGCCCTCTACCGGTGGGGGCCAGCCTCATGACCACGCTGCTGCGGTGGCTGCCGCGCCGCCGGCGCGGGAAGCGGTCCGTCCCCGTCCACCTGCGCCCGCTGCCGTCCTGGCCGCGCCCGCAGGACCCGTGGGCGGCCAGCGCGGAGACGATCGTGTTGCCGCGGGCCGCCGGCCGCCCCGACCCGAGGAGCGTCCGGTGAGCGCCGGGCAGGTCGCCGCCGCCGTGATCTGCGGCGCCGTGCTGCTGCTCGTCGTGGCCGGGCTGGTGTGGCAGGCCGCCACCGCGATCCGCGCCCGGCTGGCCGGCGACGACGCCGGGGCGGACCCGGTCGACGCCCACGCCGAGACCGCCATCGCCCTGTTGTGCCCCGACGACTGGTCCTGCCCCTGCACCGGATGCTCCGGCGTCGACCCGTTCGACGGCCTCGTCGCCGACCTGGAGCAGTGGGCCGACGCCGTCGCGCGCCGCTGGACACACCCCGACCCGCCGATCTCGCCCGGAAGGGGCTGACCATGACCGGACCCGAGCATTACCGCCGCGCCGAGGGCCACCTGGACGCGGCCGAGCACGACCTGGACGCCGGCCGCACCTCGCGCGCGGAAAGCCGGACCTTCATGGCCCAGGTCCACGCCACGCTGGCGCTCGCCGCCGCCACCGCCGAGGTGGACGCCTTCCGCATGGCGCCCGCCGACGCCTGGTCCGCCGCGTTCCACGGCCGCGAGCACATCCCTGGCGGCGCGTCATGACCCAGCCGTCTGGGCCGGGGCACCCGGCGCCCGGCCCGTACCCGCCCAGCCCGCCGTCCACCGCGGTCACGCTGTACGACCTGGTCGGCGCCGACCTGCCACCGGACCCGTTCGTCGACCCCGCCCCACCTTCGCCAACCGCGGCTCCCGGCCAATCGGCGCGCGTGTCCGGCGGGCTGGACTGGTCCTCGCAGCAACAGGCCGCGATCGACGCCGTCTTCGACTGGTACCGCGGCGACTCCGACCAGCAGGTGTTCCGGCTGTTCGGATACGCCGGCACCGGCAAGACCACCCTCGCCCGGCACATCGTCGATGCCCTCGGCGTGCGGGCCCTGTACGCCGCGTTCACCGGCAAGGCTGCCTATGTCCTACGCAGTAAGGGCTGTGACGGCGCGTCCACGGTCCACAGCCTCATCTACCAGCCCGTGGAAAAGGTCCGCGAGCACCTCGACCAGCTCCGCGCCAAGCTGCCCACGGTCACTGACCCTCGGGAGCGGGCCGGCCTGCTGGCCGACATCGCGCGGGAGCAGGCCCGCGCGGACTCCCCCGACTGGATCCTGCGCGAAGAGTCCGAGCTGGAAGGCGCGGCGCTGCTCGTCCTCGACGAGGTGTCGATGGTCGGGGAGCGGATGGCCAAGGATCTGCTCTCGTACGGCTGCCGGGTGCTGTGCCTGGGCGACCCGGCGCAGCTGCCGCCGGTGGACGGGGGCGGCTACTTCATCAACGCCGCCCCCGACGCCCTCCTGACCGAGATTCACCGCTCCGCGCTGCACTCCCCGGTCACCCGCCTCGCCACCGCGATCCGCAACTCCGAGCCGGGGCAGCGGGACTACGGCGTGCCGGGCCGCGACGGCGACTCAGGCCGTGTCGACCGGCTGACCCTGGCCGACCTGCTCGGCTTCGACCAGGTCCTCGTCGGCCGTAACGCCACCCGCTGGCAGGCCGTCCACCTGCTCCGCGCGCTGCGCGGCCTGACCGGCCAACGCCCGGTCCCCGGCGACCGGATCATCGTGCTCGCCAACTCCAGCGAGGCGCAGGTGTTCAACGGCCAGCAGTTCCAGGTGCTCGACTCCACCGACGGCGACCGGGACGACCGCTACCGGCTGCTCGTGCGCGACGACGAGGGCGGCGAACGGTGGCTGACCGTGTGGGCGGCCGGCTTCGCCGACCTGGAGGGTGAGAAGCGGGCCAAGCGTGACGGCCGCGGCACCGTCGTCGCCGCGACGTTCGGGCAGGCCATCACCACCCACAAGTCGCAGGGGTCGCAGTGGCCGCGGGTGCTGATCGTGGACGAGTCCAGCGTGTTCTACAACGCGGCGTACCGCGAGCACGCCCGGATCGCCGGACCGGCGGTCGCGGCGATCGAGGGGCACGTCAACGGCCGCCGCTGGCTGTACACGGCGGTGACCCGGGCGGCCGACCGGGCCGTGATCATGCCGACCCTGACCGGGGTGATCCACGGATGAGCGGCCCGCCGGACAGCCTGCGCGGTGGCACCGAAACCGCCCGCGTACCCACACCCGCCACCCAGGCCGAACGCGAACACCGCGCCCAGCAGCGCGCCGACGCCGCAGACGTGCGGGCCGCACGCCGGCAGTCCCCGCTCACCGGCCGCCGCCGCACGGGCAGGCCGTCATGAGCGTGTCCGAGGCGGAGCTGACCGCCCTCATCGCCAACCTGACCACCCCGGCGCCGGCGCCGGGCGTCGCGGACCTGACGCCCGAGCCGCACCTGGGCGACCCGGTCGACGGGCCGGCGCTGGCGGCGCCGGCCCGGGCGGCCCGCCCGTGCGACGACCCGTTCTGCTTCGCCGGCGCCACGCCGTGCGGCTGGCAGCCCACCGACCACCTCGGCCGGTCAACCGGCGGCCGCGGCATCCTCACCGCACCAGCCACCCCGGCCACCCCGGTGCCTGCGGTCGTCGCCGCCATCGACGACGCGGCCGCGGCCGGGGCCAGCGTGCCATGGGCGCCCGGCGAACGCGAGGAACTGTCCGCACCCGCGTCCGCGCCGCAGGGCCCGCCGCCGTCGACCGTCGCACTGATGCGCGACGTCCTCGACCAGCTCGACCGGGACCGGCCCCGCAGCCGGCAAACCACCCTCGGGCCGTCCGAGCTGGGCACCCCGTGTCAGCGGCAGATCGCCATGAAGCTCGCCGGGGTGCCGCGGCGGCCCGGTGACAAGCGGCCACCGTGGGCGCCGATGCAGGGCACCGCCATCCACACCCTGATGGAAGAGGCCCTGCGGTTCCACAACGCCCAGCTCGGACGCGAACGGTGGATCGTCGAAGAGCGCCTGGTCGTCGACCCCGGCCTGCCCGGCAACGGCGTGGATCCGATCACCGGCCACGGCGACGCCTACGACACCGATCACGAATGCGTCGTGGACTGGAAGTACGTCGGCGCCACCGCCCTGCGCGACGTCCGCCGCAAGACCGTCCCGAACGACCAGCTCGTCAAGCCGGACTACCGGGTCCAGGCCCACCTGTACGGCCTGGGCCACCAGCGCGCCGGCCGCAACGTGCGCTGGGTCCGGCTGGTGTTCCTCGCCCGCTCCCACGACTACGCCGACTCGGCCGAGTGGACCGAACCGTACCGGCCGGACATCGCCTGGGAGGCCATCAGCCGCTTCTACGCCACCCTCGACCTGATCGCCGCCCTCGACCTGCCCAGCGCGGCAGACCTGTGGCCCGCCGTGCCGGCCACCCCGGGCAAGGCGTGCGACTGGTGCCCGTTCCGCCGCGTCGGCGGGCCCGCCGACCGCACCCGCTGC